TAGTAGTAACCCTGAGTACCGACTGAGCTTGTAAGCGTAGGGCTGTTTGTTGTGGCGTTCCATGTACCTTGATAATTTAAATCTCCTTGAAGCGGAATCTGTGAAGTTGGGACTTTGCCACTAGCGTCTAGAGTTGCAACGCCAAGAGCTACGCCAGCGTCTTTAGTAGATGCAGTACCAAGTCCTGTAACCTGAGTATTGGCAATCTCAATGGGTTGGTCAAAGATATTGGTTAAACGACCTTGTTGGTCAACCGTCTGAGTAATGGTTCTAGCTGCAGTACCGTATGTTCCTGTAGTAACAGCAGTATTAGCTAGTGCAATAGTACGGTTAGCAGATAAATCTCCACCACCAGTTAAGCCTGTACCAGCGGTAATAGTCGTAGTAGTTGGTACATAACCAGATACAGAAACGCCCGAAATAGTGCCACCAGTAATGGCTACGGCATTAGCGTCTTGCTCTGCCATTGTGCCAAGACCAACAAGAGTATGGTCAGCATTCCAATCTGAAGGACGGACTACGGATGTGTCTGTACCGTCAGGTATTAGCGAAACCTTACTATGCTTGACCGTAATAGCCATTATTGAACTCCGATGATTTTGCCGTCTTGACCTCTAATGACTGTCTTTGGTCGGCTATGTTGTTCGTTAATTGTATTTACCAACTGGCTAATAGCGTTTGCCATTTGAGCATTACCTTGACCAATCGCATCAGCAATCGGTTGTAATGGATGCTCCATAGCTCTAGCCTGTTCTTCTTCGTTCATGTATGCCATTGCGCCATCAGATTCGTCTGCGCCAATACGAGCCACTTCAATCTTAGCTCCATTGTTGATATGAGCCAACAAGACCTGAGTATTGCGTTCGGTCATCATCTTCATCTGAGCCACTTTGAGTTCCATTTCACGCTCTTGAGCATTGCGCTGTTCTTCCAACTGGAATTTAAGTTGATTCTCTTGAGCTTGATACTCTTGCTTGGCTTTCTCCAACTGCATCTGGAGTTGCATCTTCTGTTGCTCAAGTTGAGCTTGGAATTGCATCTTCTGTTGTTCGCCTTGCATCTGCATCTGAACCTTCTGGATTTCAGGTGGTGGTGGCTTGGGTTGACCCTTGTTCTGCTCATAAGCCATACGGAGTTCATCAGCAGTCTGGTCGATAACGCCTTCCAACTGTTTACCAGCTTTAAATGCAGTCACGCCAAACTTAAGCATTTCAAGCAACATTGGCGTCATTTCAGGGGCAGCTTGTGCAGTAGGCAAAGCAGTCTGTAAGAATGAACCAACTGCGGATAGGAATGCAACTCGGTCTGATTTCTCTTGTTGCTCATCCTGATAGATCATGGAATCGCTAGTAACCTCAATTCTGAAGTTCTTAGCTGCTTCATCTCTAAGCAAGGCAATAGCTTGTGGAATGTATTGCTGATCCTGTGGACTTAACTGCATTGCACCAGAGATGCTTACCAATGTTTCATCGGTAAAGTGGTTGCAAATAATTTGAGCTTTAATGGATAACAAAGTTGTAGCAAAGTCTACGACTGCGTGTTGCATGGTCTTTAAACGACCTGACGCATTGTTTGACTTGATGATCTGTGCGCCAAGGGTTTCATTAGGATCTGTCTGACCACGCTGAATATCAGCAATACCCATCAACTCATAGATTTGGGTCTTGACTTGCTCCATAGCCTGATAGCAAGACTGCAATGCAGCTGCGAATGGGGCAATATCTACAAGGTCGATAGCTCCACGCATACCTTGTTTTTCAGCAAAGGCTTGCCAGTTATCTACAGGAATCAGGGTATTGTTTTCGCCTTCAGAGAATAAACGCTGAAGTTCGCTAGAGCTTGCATCGTATACGCCACGCACTTTCAATGCGTTGATTAAGCCTTCAATACGATCAGCTAATGTATCCAGTTCCCTAGCTTGGTCTTGGTAAATGACAAAGTCAGGAATTGGCTCAAGACTGTCGGTAGTCAGAGTTGAGAATAAAGGTTTTGGACAAGGGAAGAAGTTCTCCAACTGGAGTGGATCATCACGCTCGTCAATGATTTTGCCCATAGACTTGGACAACCAGATCACTTTGCCTGTTTCTTTGTCCCAAATCTCATAGATAACTGCTTCATATACGCCTTGGATAGACTTGTACGAGTTGTTATCGTCTTGTGGCTTTGTGTCCAATGGGATCTGATAACCCATTTCTTCGCCAAAACGCTCAACAAGAGCCGGTCTGGACATAAAGACTTTACGCCATACGCAAGTGACTTCTTCCCATGTTCTTGCGCCAGGTGTGTGACCGAACTCTTTCCAATGGACATAATCAACTGGAGCGCACTCGTATTCGATTACTTCTTGGTTCTCGATCTCAGTAGCATCTTCTGTTTCTGCTTCATCGGAATCTTCGGTTACTTGGTAGCCATCATCAGGTTCACCAGATTCATCGGCTTTGAAATGTGGCTCATAACGAACCCAACATACGCCACGACCACCCAAAAGACGGTCTAGGACTGCATTGTTCATGCCTGATTTGTAGTCACCGTAATGCTCAATCTCAAACTCTAATGCTCGTTCAAGCATCATTGACGCTACTCGACCTATTGGGTCATTATCCCTAAACCTACGGCTAACATCAGGTCTAGGCAGTCTTGCAAAGATAGCTGGCTGAATAGTCTGAACATTGCTCCAGAGTATGTTAAATCGTGCATTAGGATTTCTGTCGTATCTGGAATCATCTTTGTATCGCTTAATGATGCGCTCGTTACGAGCTTCCCATCGCTTGAACTGACGCTCATAACTGGTGATGGTGTTATACCAATCTTGATATGTGCGGTCTACTGTAGCCTGATCGTTTGCCATAGATTTGCCCTAAATGTTGAGGAATTTGGCGAAATGTTGCTTAATTTTATCCTATATTCTCGTATTTGTACGGACTTTTGTATCTTTCCATAGGTCATTAAGACTGACTTTAGTTTTACCAACATAGATACCTTTGACTTCTTCAATAGGTGGTGGCAATGGACTAGCCATCTGCATAATCTGGCAACCATAAGAGAAACCGTCTCCGTCGTGGCTAGCCCAGTCGTGCAGGGGACTTGAACCGAATGTCTTGGTAATGTCGTTGTAGGCATAGCTCCACGCCCTTAAACCATCCAAACCTATCTTACAGTTGGTTTTATTGAACTTGACCCTTGGAATCACAACTCTGGCAGCGTTGATCCTGTCAGCAATAGATGTTTGTGGCGTAATGTCGCACTTGTCATTACCAAAGAACTTGAGGAATATCTCAATGGCTGATTCTTTGGCTGAGAATGTTTTAGTTCTAGCGTCATGTGGTAGCCAGATACAACCCAATGGGTTACGACCACTTGATAACTCGTACTTGCATAGCTTTTTATGGATTCTATGCGCCCATTCTTCTGCATCTATGCCAAAGCCTGAATCGTAGTCCACGATGTTATAGCCACCGATAACTGGTTGCCAGAACCACCAAGTAGCCGTATCTCTGCGCCCAATGTCCACGCTGATCTGGATGGGCTGACCATTAGGATCAAACTGGACATCATCGCTGATATTGCCATTACGCTCAGATATAGTAATCTGTCTGGCTAGTATTGCGCCTAAGTTGGCTGCATCAAATGAGCATAGGTACTCTTGCTCAAACTTAGACCTACCGTAATCTTCACCAAAGTCTGCTATGTAATTGGCTAATTCGGCTTCTAGCTGATCTGGAGTAAAGATCCCTGTCTGAGTTGCATCTAGCACTTGAGCAAAGGCATCAGGGTTGTTTTTGGCAGCTTCTAGCGTGTTATACGCATGGTTTCTGCCCCTTGGTGTGGTGTTAAAGATCTGCCATCCACCGTTCTCCATCAGGATTGGTCTTAGATATGCCCTAGTTGCTGGGTTAGACAAAGCCCATTCTGAATAGACAATTCCTGCAGGTGGTGAACCAACGAGCTTGGATGGGTCATCTGAGCCTACTACCTGAAACAATGAGCCATTCTTAAACTCAATCTTCATCTCGTCATTACGAGTTCTGGATCTTAGCTCTATAGGGAATGCTTCATCTATACGCTTGCGTCCTGTATGTGGATTAATAGCGTCCCAAATAGCTTTTCTTGCTTGATTGTATTCAGGCAACATATACCAGTATTGGGCTACTCGTTTGAATGCAGCTACGGCAGTCCAATGCAATCCGAACTCGTCCTTGCCGCTACGCCTGTGCCAGACGATTTCAGCGTGTTTGCCACCGTTTTGCATATAACGCCATACGGCTAACTGGTATTCCCTTGGCTTCCAGTTATTAGGTAAGCGGATGGTAGTCAAAAGTTAACTGTCTGGACGATGATTGGGTTTTCTTTGTCACCAGCGTGTTCTGTTCTAGCCAATTTAGGGCTAGCGAACTCAGCTAGTTTGGAAAGCATATCTAATGCGCCTTTAGGATCAGGCTTTGAATCATCTGTTCCTATGGCTACTTGAGTAAGCCAAATACTGACATTCTCAGCATTGTCCTCAAGCAATTGTCTAATGGTTTCACGAAATTCTTGAGTTACTTTGTTAGGTGTGCCAGGTTTACGACCACCAGTTTTAGGTGATCCCTTCGGCTTTCCACACCAACTCTAGCTCCACCTCTACGGCTTTTGCCCGGTGTCAATGTAACTTTTTCTATTTTTGATTCCATATAAACTCAAGTGTTTGATTTATAACGGATTTAGTTTACTACAGATTATTTGGTATCGTCCATATCGTGAATCTTGTTCATAGCGTCCATTAAAGCCTTCTTACGAGCCATACGCTTGTTCTCAGCTATCTGAAGTAAGTTGTCTTTACTAGCTACATTGAGTTCTGTAGGTGTCTTTTTCTCTTGACGCTTTTTTTGGTTCTTCTCTAGCGTTGTTTCTTTGTGTTCACGCAAAAGGTTATTGCCCTTTGGGAATGATCTGTTCATGTGTTCCATTACATATCCTTCATTTGCTCAGTAATGACATCTTTACGAGTTTTAGCGGACTTTTTAAATGCTTCTGCCGTTGGTGCGCCTTTTGATCCTACTTTACGCATCTTTTCGCCAGATCCATTCTTGATTCGTTCACGCTTGGCGTGGATGTTGGCGTATAGACCGTTCATTCTGCGTCACGCTTACCTAAGAAACGACCATAGGCTTCTTCTAAAGCCATTTTACGCTTGCCTTTAGCATTGTCACGCTCGACATTCAAAGCGATGGCTACTGCCTGTTTCTTTGGAGTGCCTTCTTTTTTGAGCTTCTTAATGTTAGTACCTACTGACTTTTCTGTACCTGATTTATCCAATGGCATGATGTGTCCTTACTTAAGGTTGACGAGTTTATAAACGGTAGTGTCGATCAACTCAGCGATACCGTCAATAAGGTTTTGAATAGGTGTTTCTTGTGGCAAATCTTGTCTGGCTTCCGCTACGAACTTTTGTAGGGACTTTAGGTAAGCAACTGGCTCTGATGGCTGATGGTATACGGATGGGAATTTGGTGATCTTTGAGTAACAACCCATATAGACTTCAACCAATCCATCGGTTAACTCTACGATTCCATCGTAATAATCGCCCAAAGCGATGTGTTTTGCGTAAGAATCGGTACTCCAATGGAAGAAATGCGTATTTGTTGCGCTATGTAAAAGGGTAGCAGCAAACATTGCCATGTTGTCGTTCATAGGAATCCTTAAAAAGATGCCCCAATTAAGGGGCAAAAGCCTCACGCACCTTGATTATCATCCAATATTTCAATATAGACAAGGCATCCACCACCTTTTTTTATTTCGCCACGCTCGATGTGCAATATGTCTATTTGCTCGTCATCATCAAATACGCCAGAATCGGTTAGGGCATCCCATAAAGCCTTGATTCTGTTGTCTATATCTTGTTTTCTGCGATCTCTTGGGTAAAGCACAACCTTCATTTCTAAGCGTTTATCGCCTAGCTTTGGTACTCGATACTCAGCTACATAATCCGATACTTGCTCTTTAAACTGTCGACCGGCTTTAGATATACCCATTCGACCCCTAAAGATGGTTCTATAGGAGTTAACTGATGGTGGCAAAGGTAGGTTAAGAATTAGCATTTGTTGATGAGTTGAAGTGTTTGCTCAAGAAGGGCTTCTTCAGTAATCTCATATTCCCGTTCAAATCGCTTACGCCCCATTCCATGAATACTGGTATTTGGGAAACGATGGTGGTAGGGACATAAGGGGATAACAGGGGCATCACTTCGTCTACCAGTTCTTCTAATGTGATGCAGTTCTGCTGGCGTTCCCTGATTGCCTTGATGCCTACATAATGAGCATCCCAATTCAGCAATTCTTCTAAATGTTTCTTTCTCATTTTTCGTCATGGTTTAAGTCTGATTGTGGAATCCAATAGCAAGGTGGACGGCTTGGGTCTTTAGTACCCCAATATTTTGATTGCTTTCCGTCTTTTGCATATAGCCAACCTCTGACTATATATGTTCCGTTCAATCCTGTCGTTAAATAAAACTTTTTGTCATCTCGATCTTTAGGGTCAATTCTTAATGATCCAGACATCCAATGCGTAGTACGCACATCTACTTTGCCAACATCAGGAAAATTGTGTGGTCTTTTATTCCAGTAAACGCCAAGATATTTGGCTACTGCACATTCTGACAAAGCTCCTTCTAGATGCCTTTGCCATGCCAACTCTTTCTTTTCACCCATCTTTTCGTGGTTTTGCCATTCAATATCTTCTAAATGGCGTTCAACTCCGACCATAGCAGCAATTCGCATTTCTTCTTTAGTTAAGACAATTTTAGTCATCGGCTAAGTCTTGTAGTTTTAGTGACATTTCAACCATCTTTTCGGCTACTTGATAAGCTAATGCGGTTTGACGCTTTAACATGGCATCTTCGTATTCTTTAGATAGATTGCGTAAAACAATTAATGGCAATGCGTAATCAGTCATTTAGTAAGTCCTTAATATTTATATTTTTTTCTTTTAATGCTTGTTTAAATTTGGCTATGGCTTGTTTTTCAATGGTGTGAATTGTCTGTTGTTTGAGAAATAGCTTTTCACCTACCTGAAATTGGCTCATTTCATACTGTTCTTGCAAAGCCCCTTCATTTAGCTTCATTTCTCTTGTTCCTCTACCCATTCCCAACCAAGCAATTCCTCGGTATTTTTAATTTGTTCGTCTGTAGGTCTGCCGTACATGGCAAACTGCGTCCAAGTATTGCCGCCATAAGCTAAACGCCAATATCCAACAGCTTCAGGCTGTTTATTAAATGTTATTCCAGTCATTTCTCTTGTGCCTTTCTTAGTATTGCTCTAGCAAACCGAATCAAAACATTGGACTGATTCCAATCAATGCTATCTATTGATTCTTGTATTTTTTCATCTGTTAGTGTCTTTGCTGGATGGGTGTAAAGCGGAATAATTGGCTTCCCTGATTCGCTTGCCAATCCTTGTGCAATGTCATCAGAATAAGTAATTACTGTATCTACTATCCACGCTACTGGTTCATTGTTCATTGCAACACCCTTGGGCTTGGTGGTGATGGTGGAGTTGGCGGTACTGTGTAGCCTGTAGATACACCTACGGCAGCTCCTGATGGCATAACAACTTGATTAGGATAAATAGTTCCTGTTTGGGCTACATACCCTTGTGGTGTTATGTATTGGACTTGGTTGCCTTGAACCTGAATAGTCCCTTGGTTATATCCTGATGGGCTAGAAACGACATACGATTGTGCGTCTGCCATTCCTATACCCAATAAATAACCTACTGCAAAGATCAACACTTCTTTCATCACTTTTTCCTTTAAATTATCGGCAGATTGTTACCCATTGGCAGCCACCACCACCACATACATACTGTTGCCAGCAGTTAGCGTGTTGGGCATAGACAAAGCCAATTACAAAAAATGCTGCTGTTGCTACAAGTGCTTTTTTCAACATGGTTTTCTCCTTAGAATGGTACATCGTCTTTAAAATCTTTAGAAACTTGCTCAGTAGGAATTGCTTTGTCCTCTGGTGGATTGCAATAAGCCAGTAAACCACCGTCTTTTAATGCCCAAAAAGGCAAGGTTTCTAGCTTGAGCATCAATCCATGTTTGGTTTCCATCAATACGCCAATGGACTGATAACGCTTTTTAGTCGATCCATCTTTGTCCTGATACTCTGAAACTACTGCTTTTACAAAATGTGTGATTGCCATTACTTGTTCTCCATTAATTTAACTTCTACATCTACTTCACTTAAAAACTGCTTAATTTCTGCTTCCATATACAAAATGAACTCAGGATCTCTTGGTACATGAACCACTAGCAACTGACTGCGTTCTGGCATTCTTGGATCAAAACTAACAAAATCGCACCATTTTCTGCCTGTGACTGACATTTGTGCTTGCATCTGAATCCAATACTTTTTAGGTGGCTCTTTGGTTTTAAAGTATTCCCAATGAGTTGCTGAATTTGGGCATTTAATCTCAATCAGACCATCTTCGCCAACCAGACCGTCAGGGCTACAACCAAACCATTTAATTGTTGGATGGTCAACAAAAGCTACCTGATCTACAAAGTTCAAAGTGTTTACTTCATAAGCAACTCTGGCTTGTGGTTCTGTTTGTGTTCCCCATTCCATAGCTGAGTTGGTATAAGATGGTTCTATGGTCTTGGTAGTTCTTTGCAAGGCAAGCTCAATCAGATAGTTATTGCGACTAGCTGAAGCCCCTGTTTTTGTCTTTGCAAGGATGTCAGCTACCCTAGAAGCAGTAACTTTGCCAAGCCTAAGTTGATGCCATTCTGGTGTTCCTTGGCTAACATTAATAGTAAAAGAACCATCTTTTTCAGCAATGATCCGATCTTCTGTTGTAAATGTGGTCATTTTCTAGCTTCCATCATTGCATCAGCGTATTCATAAGACATTTCAGCAACTTTTTTCATGTAATCGTTATGTATTAAAAGTTTGCCTAATTTGCCATCTGTAATAATTGATTGCATAGCTTTAGCTGCAAAGTAATCACGCAAATCCATTCCTGTTTCAGATTCAGTCATCATTGCCGTGTCATGTGGAAATGCTTTCATGACAATTCAACTTTCTTCATATCTTTAGCGTTGGCAATCAACTGAATAGCGTTTTTGTCCCTAGATACAGAAGAATAGGCTTTACCATAAACATCTTTAAGTTCGTTAATGGTTGTGCAATTTTTGATGTTGCCTACCCAAAATTGAGCTAAATCACCCAAATCAGGAGTTGGTTCTTCCGGCACATCTTCGCCGCTATATATGTATAAACCAATTCCGTGTAGCGCAATCGCCTTCGCCAGGCATCGTTGCATAGCCGTATTTACGGCAAAAGCGTCCGGGTTAGCAATAGCTTTGTTTTGAGCATTAAGAACTGGCAACTGTGCAGTCATGGTTTTACCAAAAGCATTTACTGAGCAAAAGACCATCAGGGTATCGCCAAAAGCCATAGGTGGCTGATAGTCCCAAGTAGCCATTGGGTCGGCTTGTAGTAGCTGATCTACTGCCCAAGCCCAAGAAAGGTAGGTAAATTTACCTTTCTTTTCTGTGTGTTCGTTTACATTAATCTTGCGTAGTTCTAAATATGACATCACTTACTCCTTAATCGTTAATTTCAAATTCGGCTACTTCTTTAGCATGGTGTTCCATGTATTCCATAGCCATCATTACTACTTTTCTACCAATTTGCTCGTAATCGCCTGTGTCAATAACATCTTGCAAGGCTTTGGCATCGTCTACACCCATTTCACTAAGGGCTTCAGATATTGCGCCAGAAGTGCGGTAATCAAACTGACCACCAATTTTCATAAGTTCCCATGTGCGTTCTTCAATCTCATCAGAACGGTCATCATAGTCATCTGGCTCGTAATAGTTGTTGTTGTTATACATATTAAGCACCCAACGCAAACATCACGCCCAATGCAATACCAAGAAGAATTACGCCTACCCAATCAATTACTGTTGTTTTCATCACTTACTCCTTTACTGTTGAACTAGGCTCTAGTATACACAACAAATATATGTTTGTATAGTTTTTTTATAGGGACTTTCCCTAGTGTGCGTAAATTATTATAGTTTTGGTATATGATAGCGAAAAAGGAGAAATAAATGAGTCCCAATGATTTATTAAAAATTGAGTTCGGAAGCCTTGTAAACCTTGCTGAAAAGCTAGGAATACAGCCTCAAACCATCTATTTATGGAACTCTAGCAAGATTCCATTCAAGTATTTACGACAAATTGAGGAGCTTTCAGAGCTTCGTTTAACCAGAGAACAGTTAAGACCAGACCTATTCAAAAAGGACTGAAATGCACTATTACAAGTTCAACATAGCGGATTGGCATTTGGCTACTAGCCATCTAAGCCTTGAAGAAGAAGCTATTTATTTCAAGTTGATTAATTTCTACTATGATACCGAGCAAGCTATCCCATTGGAAACCGATTCGGTTATTAGACGGTTACGATTGGGTTCTGTTAGGGATACGGTTGGGATTGTTTTGCAAGAGTTTTTTGTTTTGCAAGATGATGGTTGGCATCATTTACGCTGTGATGAGGAAATTTCTAAGTATCACCATAAGTCTGAAGTCAATCAGCGTATAGGTAAATTAGGTGGTAGACCTAAGAAAACCGAAACGGTTTCTACTGGGTTACCAGAAATAACCCTAACCAGGAACCAGGAACCAGGAACCAAGAACCAATATACATCTGAGTTTGAATCTTTTTGGAAAGCCTATGACAAGCCATCAGGTAAGGCTAATGCTTTTAAGGTATGGAAAAGTATCAAGCCAGACAATGACCTGATGAAAACCATTATGGATAAAGCATCAATTCAGACTAAAAATGTCGAACGCAAATTTCGCAAGGATGCAGAACGATGGCTTAGAGATAAACGATGGGAAGATGAGATTGCAGTAAAACCTTATAACGATATTTTTTAAAGGAGTTAGTGATGATTGGAGAAAAAGAATTAATTAGCCATTTGGCTAAAGGTCAGAAATTTGCAGGGATTATTATGCTTGTTGGCAAAATAAATGATTTTGACCCTAAAGAACAATTTTTTATAAAAGCAGACGAAAATCTATTGCCCGGTGAAGTCTACAACAAGGAATTTGTTGGAACTGCCACAATCGTCACAGGGAAGCGCAGACCTAAAGTTGATACCTTACCATACCTGAAGGGTCAAAAAGTCCACCTGATTCATTCTGGTGGCTCTGATAGCCTATTTGCATCATGGTACGCAGTCGTAACTGATAGCAATCCAGAATTTATGATTGCAATGGATAGCGAAAGCGAAATTTATGTTAATTGATATTGATCTGGAAAAATACGCTACATATTCTGAAATCAGAAATCAGGTAAGTGAAAAATCAGATTTTGAAGATGAGTTAATTGAATATTTTGAAGCTCGTAAAAATGGCATATTAGGCGATAAATTACCTTTTAAATCTGCCGATCAAAAAATTGGATTTAGAAAAAAAGAAGTAACGATATTAGCTGGCGTAAATGGTCATGGCAAATCTTTATTGCTAGGTCAAATCAGTATGGATATTGTTTCTCAAGGATCTAAAGTTCTTATGGCATCGCTAGAAATGCCACCAGTAGCAACTCTGGCTAGGATGACAAAACAAGCTACAGGCGTATTTATTCCTAACAAGCATGAAGTTTCTAAGTTTATGGAATGGAAGCTAGATCATTTCTATCTTTTTAACCATGTTGGAAGCCTAGAGCCTTGGCAAGTAATTAGCGTTTGTCGTTACGCATCTTTAGAGTTAGGTGTAAGCCATGTAGTAATTGATTCTTTGACTAAATGCACAAGGGGCGAACAAGATTACGATGGTCAAAAGGACTTTATGAATCAACTTTGTGAAGTTGCCAAAGAAGTCAACATTCACATCTTTTTGGTTCATCACCTAAGAAAAGGCAATGATGAAGCCGAAATGTCTAATAAGTTTGATTTAAAAGGATCAGGCTCTATTTCAGATCTTGCAGACAATGTCTTAATGATTGCTAGAAACATTAAAAAAGAACGAGAAACAGAAGTCAGGGGCATTGCTGATAACACCATTGCTGATGCAGCTTTAGTAGTTGTCAAGCAAAGACATGGTGATTTTCAAGGCACTTTTAAGTTGTGGTTTGATGTGAAAAATCAGCAATTTAAAGAAGATCCGTTTGAAAAAACCAAACAATACTTAGAGGAAAAGTGATGATCTATTACATATACGATGAGTTGGGCATGATCCGTCAGGTTAAAAGCAAAGCAGAAGCGCAATATCTTGTATCGCTTAGACCTGATTGGAAGATTGTGGCTAAAAAGGTTAACAGACCAATCTTTAAATTTGAGGTAGCACCATTTTGAAAGTGCTTCCAGTTAAGTCTGAAGAAACCTATGAATGGTTGCTTAAAAAGCACTATGCCAAGCGTATTCCTCAGATCATGTACGCATTTGGACTGTATGAGGATGGTCAATTGGTAGGCGTTTGCACTTATGGAATACCGGCTAGTCCAAGCCTTTGCATGGGTATTTGTGGCAAAGAATATTCAGACAAAGTATTGGAATTAAACCGAGTTTGCCTAATGGATAACACCAAAAACCAAGCTAGTTTTCTAGTAGCCAACTCCATTAAATTACTGCCAAAACCGACCATCGTGGTGTCCTATGCCGATACTGGTAAGGGTCATGTAGGTTATGTCTATCAAGCTACTAATTTCTTGTATACAGGGTTATCTGCTAACCGAGTGGATTGGACTGTCAAAGGATTGGAGCATAAGCATTCCAAAACCTTGTCTGATGGCATGACATTGGAATCCATTAAAGAAAAATATGGTGATGATTTTTACTATGTAGAACGGTCAAGAAAGCATAGATATATTTACTTTCATGGTGATAAACGCCAGAAAAAGTTGATGCAAAGTTTGATGAAGTATGAAGTAGAACCGTACCCAAAAGGTGATTCCCAAAAGTACGATTCAGGATCAAAAGTAGTTACCCAAGCGTTGTTATTTGAATAAGGAGAAAAAGTGGACGATATAAATCCCAACCAAGCAGTAGATTTTTTGTTGAAAAACGCAGGTCTTTACGCAAAAGCCAAAGCTCAACGAGTGTATTTGGAAGAATTTCGCAAGTCTAAAAAGGCTTTGTTAATGCAAGAAGCATTGATGGCTGGCGTAGATACAATGGCAGGGCAAGAACGAGATGCCTATGCTAGAAGCGAATATCGTGAAATATTAGATGGACTAAAAGAAGCCGTTGAAATTGAAGAAAAACTCAAGTGGCAATTAACTGGAGCGCAACTTCGAGTAGACATTTGGAGAACCAACCAAGCAAACAACCGATTTATTGAAAAGGCTACTCAATGACAAGGCGTGACTTTTTAGAAAATCAATTTAAAAATGCTAAGAAACAAAGCAAATTTTGGTTGTATCTAAAAGTAGTTTTTTGGAGTTATTTTAAAAAATAATTGAAAGGATTGGCATGACCGAATTTATCCCTTTTTATGGCATCTATGAGGAGCAAGAAATGAGCGACAAATTAGCAATAGCACCCAATAGCACTTTTAAATACAGTTCTGGTGCTGATGTTCAAAAGGTTTGGAAGGCGTATGGTTGGATTCCACCATCGACTATTCGTAACGACTATTTGTTTAAAGCCAATAGAATAGCTTCAGGCTTAACAAAATAAAAACAAAGGCGGTTAGGCAAGCATTAGAGGATGTGATAAGTAAGGAATTTTCTTGCCTTCTGCCTTACAGTTAGCAATCACCAAATCTACGCCTTTGCCATTTCTAATGCTTTTTCTTTGACTTCTGCAACCCTTCTAGACCATCCTTTGCCAAAAACAGGGAAGGCTTTAAGTGATTCTAAGAACTCCATGCGTTTTGCGCTTAGAAGCTCAATTAAGCGTTCTGGATCGGATTCTGCTTTTTTGACTAATGCAGCAGTAATACTACCGAAACCGCCATCAGGAGTAGCCCCAACGCACGACTGTAGAAGTTTAGTGGCACGACCGACACCTGAGTTAACAGAGATGTCAAAAACGCAATAGTCAAGACCAGATACAAGATCATCACATCGGCTAGCATCCCAATATTTCCTTTTGTATAAAGGTGCAACCATCAAAGGTGTTAGGTTACGCATTTCTTTGTCTGTAACTGGATGCCCTACCCATTCTTCCCAAGTCTTTTGAGTTACGCCAAGGTTAGTGGTGCCGCCCGGATCTTGAGGATGGTTAACATAGCCACCTTCGTGGACAAGCAACATTTCTAGACATTTTTCAAAATTACTGTTCATCAGATTGACCTATTTTTATGCCGGTAATAAGACCTATGAAGCCGCCTACAATCGTCTGGAATGCAGGGGAAAGCATCTCAAAGACCTTATCGTTATTGATTTTGTCATGGAATAAGCCAATAAGCATGACCGATACCATAGACATAAGAATAACTGCCAACGATACCGTAGCAATCATCGTCATTTTTTCAGAGTGTTTCATTTTTCTTTAATTTCAGTTTCTATTACTTTAGACTTGTCCTTCATGCCCATAATCTTTTCAAGACTACGACCGCCAAAATAGGCTGTCATTACAAGCATTCCCCATTGACCAAGCAACTCGACATAGGCTGACTTGGTTTCGTAGTCAAACATAGACATAAAAGCAAAGAAGAAATAAGCCAATAATAGGAAAATTAGCGTCATAGGTCGGATGTTATTAGCTAACCATGAATCGCTAGCCATATCTGCTTGCCAACGCTTAGTAAGCTCTTGTTGCTCGGCAATATCGGCTTCTATTTGCTTAAATTCACCGTTTTGTTGCATTTGTAGCAACTCTAACTGTGCTTTGGCTCTGGCTTCAGGGTCAGGAAAGAACTTATCTACAAGTTTCATTCCTACATCAAGGATGGCAGTAATTGGAAACATTATCTATATCCACTTATTCTTGGCGAAAAGACGAATGTGGCTTGATACGGATTAGGCTTTGGTTGGACATTATCATCGACCAAGCCCCTAATATTCCAGCCAAAATTAACATAAATGCAGCGACTAAAACCAATAGGGGCAACAAGAGTAAATTGAAATAGTCCATTAGCGTGAACCAAGCACCAGCCTTTTTTCGCATTGTCGTTGTCCTTAATCGTTTTATCGCCTTTTACACTTGTTTCGTATGGTTCTGTAAGGTAACGCATAGCAAAAGAATAGGCAGGATTACGCCATAGCCACTTGACCATAGACCAATAACTAATGCCGTTTAGCTTTTGGAAGGTAGCGTCACCATAAAGGTCGTTATCAGGCGTATTAAACCAATTTAACCAAGAAGGCAATACAAAGCCCATAGCGAACTTTGAATGGTTGTCTAGCCACCAATCCTTATGAACGCCAAATAAAGGTAATACAGGGGCTAATATGACGGCTACAAGGGTAATTAGTAAGCTGATTGGTACTAATACCAGATATAGCAAGTAAATCATCTTTTGATAAAGATAAAATCAGCTACAAAACTAACAACGCTACCAATAACGCCAGCAACGCCCATTAACGCCCAAAGACTTCCCCTTGACCGTTCAGCCATTAATACTAGCTTTTTAAGGTCAGATTCCATAGTGTCAATCTTGCGTTCCATAGCATCAAACTTTTGCTCGTAGTTTTCTACTTTTTGCCAAAGTACGCCATAACGCACAAGGTCTATCTTGCCGTCATCCATGATTTAAGCAAGTTGTTCGTCAGTTGGTTTAGGTAAAGAATGATTCCATTCTTTAATGTAAGCACCTTTGCCATCTGAATCATCTTGCAATTTAATTGTGCTGTAAAAATCCTGTTGTGTAAGTTCAGGATAAATTGCCATGATTTTTTCGTATAAAGTCATTATGCCGCCCTTACCATGCAACCAGTAATAAAGTTAAGTTGTGGAGCATTTAATACAGATGTTCCTGAACTATAAATGTAAGCACTAACATAATCGCCTGTGCCGTTTAAATATAAAACGCCTGAAACTGAAGCTGTAAGTTTATTGCCCCAGCCTGAAGTGTAAATTTCATTTGCATTTCTTTCAATGCTTACAACAGTTTGGTCTGAACTGCCACCTGCATCACCAGATAAAGAAAATTGATAATAACCAGCAACATTAGGGCAAAATGAATAAGAAGGAACAGATAGTCCATTTAATGTTACTGTGCCGCTTGTGTTATTAAAACATCCATTAGTATCAAAAAATTCACCAGCCATAGCCACTCTTGTCCAAGTGTTTGTTGAAATTGTTTGTGTAGAAGTAATATAAGCAGCAAACGCTGGACCTGTACCAGCTACACCAGTAGCAATAGTAGATTGAGTTACTGCACCAGTTGTAAAGGCAGTATTTTGTACCGTTGTATCAGGAAAAGTAATAGCACTACTTGTGCCGTTGATTATTGTTGACAAGGTGTGTTCTCCTTAAATTTGCCATGATTTGCGTAAGAACCATGTATTAGTTCTCTTGCCAATTCTAAAAATTCTGCACCCAGTTCTTTGGATTCAAAATAGCCTAAATTCTTGTTTTTACCATTGTAACCAACGCAAGCAAGCCATTTATTTTTGCTTTTTGCCCATGACAAACCTTTAACGCCTGAAGTGTTTGTACCTTTTAAACCAATATTGCAAGCATTTTGACTTGCAGTTGCTGGTCGTAAGTTTTCAATACGATTATCAAAACGGTTGCCGTTAATGTGGTCAAGGTAATCAGGGCAAGTGCCATGCGCCATATAGTACGCAATACGGTGCAATAAATACTGTTGGCTATTAACGCTAATGTATCTGTAAAACCCTGATACTCTGCCAGCCAAAGCACCTTTTACGGCTCGGCTGTTACGAGTAACTTTGTTATAAAGCAAGCCATCCTTAAACTCCAAGATAGAGTTAAGGTAATCCAAACAAGGCATGGACTTGGCTTTGAGCGACATTATTCTGTTGCTCCTTCAGGTGTATTGCCTTCAGCTACCCATGCAAGGTAGGCTTGGTAGTCTGTGTTGTCAGGGTCGAATGGTATACAAGCACCATCGCTTGTGCGAATTACAAATTCTTGATTTGTTAATGTTGATTTAAATAATTTATACATTTTATAACTCCGCAGAGGCAGCCCAACCGCCTGAAACAATATATCCGTTACCAGTTGTTAAACTAGCGTCTACATAAGCACTAAACCCATCGGCTGTTACTTTTGAAATTGTGGTGTTTGTACCATTATTCCAACCTGTTGTGTAATAGCCCCAACCTGTTCCTGTGCTTGTGTCTGCATAATAAAAAGTTGTTGATGGACTTGT